TTGCTTGACGGCTCGGTGATCTTGCGCACGTAGCCCTGCAGGTACTCGATCTTGGCGCGGTCGCGGATCAGCGCTTCTCTGAGATCGAGAACATCGAGTCCAGCCGCTGGAGCGAGTTCGACGCCGGCTCCATCGCCCACGCTGCCGGTGGCGGCGGTGGCGGGCAGATCAGGGCTGGGGCAGCGGGCGGCGAGGTAGCGCACCCGGACAGTGCCAGCAGCAACAGCAGCGCGGCGGCGGTTGTTTTCGGCAATGGCATCAGAAACCTCCTTGGTGATGCGGGCGTCCAGGGTGGACAGGTGTTCGGCCTGCGCGTCGCGCCAGGCGTGCACGGCGGTGCGCAGCTTGTCGGTGGCCTCTGCCACGGCGCGGGCTTCTTCGGCGCGCTGCTTCGCCTGCTTGGCGGCTTCGATGCGCACGTTGGCGGTAATCTCGCGCTGACCGACGAACGCGGCGCCCAGCACGCCAAAGGCAATCGTCCAGGCCAGCGCCGACCACGCGCGCGGCGCGACAAAGTGAGCGGCCACGGCCAGGCCGAACGCGGCCAGGATGGCGGTGTAGCCGGCCGTGCCGGTGAGGAAATTCAGGACGCCCATACGAATCAGGCTTTGTGCTCGCCCTCGACGCCGCGCGCAATGCGGTCAGCCGTGCGCTTGCCAAGCCATAGCGATGCCTCCTCGATCTTGGTGATCGCCAGCGAGTTCTCGCGGCACGGAAACTTCTTGTTCAGCACGCCGATGCGGTGCGCCAGAACCGCCAATAGCGCTTCGTTGGTCAGGCCGTTGACGCCCGCCTCTTTGATTGGGCCGTTCTGAAATTCGAGGCTCAAGGTCTTGGGGCCGATCAGCACCTGATACAGATGGCCCTCAACATCCGAGCCGTCGGCAAGCGTGGAAATCGCGTTAACAGCAACGCCGTTGTGGTCAGTGTGAATGCGCATGAGGTTTCTCCTGTGGTGGCGGGAACAAAGAACACAACGCCAGCCACCAGGCGGCGCAGTGCATGACAAACAATCCCATCCGGTACATTCTTGGCGCGCGTCTCCAAGTACGGTTGGGACATTGAGCGCGCGTGCACACAACCCGTCAGGGGGCATGGCTAGCTCCAGCCTTGAGATCGCTGCCTGCATCTCTGCCACACAATGTACCCGCACAGCCCCACCACGGCCACCAGCAGCAGAGGCACAAGCCACTCGCCCAGGATGTCCGCGCTGGTCTTCACATCGGCCACGGTGCGCGCGGTTTCTGCCACCGTGGCGACCGCAGCGGTTCCGCCAGCGATCACGCCCGCGCGGTTGATTTGGCTCTCGGCCATCGGGCGCTCGGGCTCGACAGCGTGCGGCATCGGGTCGGGGTCGTCCTCCGGCTCGACCGCCGGATCGGCCGCTCGCGTGGGCGTCAGGTACAGCGCGCTCTCGGCCGCACGGCGGCGCGTCAGGCCCGGCAGCTCACGGCCGCCCGCCCTGTTCCAGAGGCCAAAGGCCCGTGCGGCGGCCTGGTGGTCGCCCTCGTTGTGCCGCTTGATGACCGTGCTGCGTGCCATGCCGGCCACGCCGACGTTGAAGGCGAAGCTCACCAGCGCATCGAACTGCGGCTGCGTGGCGTGGCCCTTGGTCGCGCGCTCGACGCCACGCTCGTACTCGACCAGCTCACGGCGCAGGCGAATCTCGGCCTCGGCGCGCGTGATCGTGTCGCCCTGCTTCACGCCCTTGGTAAAGCCGTAGCCGATGGTCCATGGGTCGCTCGGTATTGGCTTGTACGCCTCAGCGCGGAAGCCCTCGAATTCCTTGATGATGCGCAAGCCGGCGCTGGATGTTTTCATTGCGCACCCGCCAGGAAACTGCCGACTTGAGGCGGCAGAGGAATGGCGGCTCTTTGTTTACATGGATGTAGTATACTGTGTGAGTGGACATCAAGCGAGCCTACCGTTTCCGGTTCTATCCGTCGCCCGAGCAGGAATCGATCCTTGCCCGGACGTTCGGGTGTGCGCGCTTTGCCTACAACCACATGCTTCGGATGCGATCCGATGCCTGGCTCAAGGAACAGAAGCGGGTCGGGTATCACGAGACCTCCGCAGCGTTGACGCTGTTGAAAAAGCAGCCTGAATTCGTCTGGCTCAACGAAGTCAGCAGCGTGCCGGTGCAGCAGGCGCTGCGGCACTTGCAGACTGCCTTCGTGAATTTCTTCGCCAAGCGGGCTAGATACCCGCAGTTCAAGCGCAAGGACGGCCCGCAGTCGGCCGAGTACACGACCAGCGCCTTCAAGTGGGATGGTCAAACGCTCAAGCTGGCGAAGATGGAGGAACCCTTGGCGATTCGCTGGTCTCGGCAACTTCCCAAAGCCGCAAAAGTGACCACGGTCACGGTTTCGCGTGACGCATCGGGCCGGTACTTCGTGTCCATGCTGTGCGATGACGTGGTGGCCGCAAAGCCCGCCGTTTCCGCCAAGGTCGGTATTGATTTGGGACTGTCTCACTTTGCCATCCTGTCCACGGGTGAGAAGGTGGCTGCGCCCAACACATTCCGCAAGAACGAAGCGAAGCTCGCAAAGCTCCAGCGCCGTCTTGCCAAGAAAACCAAAGGCTCGAACCGCAGGAGAAAAGCCAAACTGAAAGTCGCCAAGCTGCACGCAAAGATCGCGGACTCGCGCAGGGACTTCCTGCACAAGCTCTCCACCCGACTGATAACGAAAACCAAGTGATCGCCGTCGAGAGCCTGTCCGTGTCGAACATGCAGAAAAACCGCCGCCTGTCGAAGTCCATCGCCGACGCGAGTTGGTCGGAGTTTCTGCGGCAGCTGGAGTACAAGGCCAAGTGGTATGGCCGTGAACTGATTGGCATCGACAGGTGGTACCCGTCGTCCAAGCGCTGCTCGGACTGCGGATACACCGCACCAAAGATGCCATTGAATGTGCGGCAGTGGACGTGTCCGGAATGTGGGTCTATCCACGACCGGGACGTAAACGCCGCGCGCAATGTATTGGCCGCCGGGCTGGCGGCGTCTGCTCGTCGAGAAGCTGTAAGTCCTGTGTCTCTTTGAGGCATGGGCTGGGTTCTGTGAAGCGAGAATCCCCCGCCTTCAGGCGGGGGAGGATGTCAATGCTGCCACACGACAAAGTTACCGATTTCTTCGTAATGCGGCCACAAGAAGTGGCAGCGGTGCACCGCGTGCAGGGTGATGCCTTCGCCCTCATTGCCTTCGACATACCAAGGGCCGAATTTCTGCGGGCCTAGCGGGCGCGAGAACAGCGGCTCGTCGGGGCGACGATCCATGAAAGTGATGCCGGCCACATCGCCATCGGACGCCCGGCCGGTGACGCTGACAAACTCGCAGTTTCTTTGCTTGTCGAACGTGCCGACAATCATCACCCCGCCCTTCTCGACGAACTGCGTCTGCACCTTGAACGACTTGATGACACGGTAGTGCTGGTCGAGTTGGTACGTGCCGATTGCGAAAAGCAGCGTCAACATCGGCGCGGCCAGAAACGCGCAGCTAAGCAAGGCTCGCACGAACCGAGGCTTGAATGGCTTCGGGTCTTCGCCGGTCAGCAGGCCAGTGATGGTCGTCGGCGGGTCGTCTCGGTTCATTTGGCGCTCCCCATGTGAGACTGAATCCACATCCACAACGCCGCCGCCATCGCCAGCAGGGCTGACCAGGCGCCGCCGCTCACCAGCTTTTCCAACACGGCTCGGTTCAGCGCTTTGCGCGACTTCATCAGCTCGATCTGCTCCTTGTGATACTCGCGGTGCAGGATTGGGTCGCCTTCGGGGAAGCCGGATAAAAAAAGGGTGCGCATCTCCCCGAACTTGGTGTCCATGTGCTCCACCAGGTGCTTTTCCATATCGTCAAGGCGCGCCTCCACGAAGTCCGCGATGTCACGCGGATCGTTGGATTCAGGACGGTTCTGGCGTGGCACTTCAAGACTTCCGGCGTTTCAGCGACCGCCCAATCGCCACCGCTGCGGCCAGTCCAGTCCCGTCCTGGCTGTTGCGCACGATTTCCAGCTTGTAGCCGTACGAGCGGATCAGCGCCAGGCCGTGCCAGCGGTTGATGCTCTTGTAGTGGTAGCAGTTGCCGCTTTTCAGCAGGAAGTGGCCGTAGGGGCCATTGCGGTGAATGTCGGGGTTGCCGCTGATGCACACCGGCCGCTCGGTCACCGGCTCGCCCAGGTCTTTCGACAACTGGCTGGCCCGGTTGCGCAGGCCCACCCACACATAGCGCGCCCAGAAGCTGCGCGGATGGTGCCCTCGGGCGTAGTAGCAG